CTCTTGGAGATTATGAAAGAATTAAAAAAGAAAAATTTATATTATCAAAGTAATAAAGGAAAAAGTTTTAAGGTAGGATTACATAATGCGGCTGTTGCCTATACTAAATGGACAATGGAAGGAGTATTAGAATCTAAAGAAATAAATGAAGTAAGAGAATATATTCCTAATGGAAATTGGGACGCTAAGATCCCCTGGTATGATATTTTTGTAGCTGACCAAAAAGAAATTTTATATTTAAGAAATTTATTAAGTACAGAGGAAAAATTAAATGAACGAGCAAGAATTTGGTTATCCACTATTCATGCTTCAAAAGGTGGAGAAGAGGATAATGTAATTTTATCTTTACATCAAGGAAGAAAAGTTCAAAAGGGAATTAGATTAAGTATTGACAAACAAGATGAAGAGAATAGAGTGTGGTATGTTGGCATTACGAGAGCAAGAAATAATCTATATAAATTAAAAAGTAAAAAGAAATTAAAGGAGTATCAGCTATGACCAATAAAAATATATTTGATGACGCATTTCCACAAGATAAGCAGGTGGGAGGAAGTCATTATAAAAAATTTAAAATTCAACCCTATGAATTTATTTCAAAGAATAATCTTTCTTTCTTTCAAGGGAACGTTGTAAAATATGTTTGCAGATATTTATTTAAAAATAAAGTAGAGGACTTGGAAAAAATAATTCATTACTGTGAATTAGAAATTAAAAAAATGAAAGATACTAAATGATATTACCCGCTACAGAATGGGTTGCACATACAGAATACCCAGACTTAAGATCTCATGACGAAATAGCAATTGACTTAGAGACACGTGATACAGAATTAAAATCTCGAGGATCAGGCGCTGTAGTAGGTAGAGGAGAAGTAGTAGGAATAGCTGTTGCCACTTATAATGACAGTTGGTACTTTCCTATTGCTCATGGAGAAGGACCTAATATGGATAGGGCAAAAACTTTAGAGTGGTTTAAAGATATTCTTGAGTGCCCTGCTACAAAAATATTTCATAATGCTATGTACGACGTATGTTGGATTCGTAATTTAGGTTTAAAAATCAATGGTTTAATCGTTGATACTATGATTGCTTCTTCTTTATTAGATGAAAACAGATTCTCTTACACCTTAAATACTTTAGCATGGCATTTTTTAAATGAAGGAAAAAATGAAAGAGCATTAAACGAAGCAGCTAAAGCTAGAGGTATTGATCCTAAAAAAGATATGTGGATGTTACCTGCTCAAGAGGTAGGTGCTTATGCAGAGAAAGATGCTACTTTAACTTTTAAGTTATGGCAACACGTTAAAAAATTATTAATTGAAAATGATCTGCAGGATATATTTAATCTTGAGACAGATCTTTTCCCTTGTCTTGTGGACATGAGATTTCTTGGAGTGAGAGTGGACGTTCAAAGAGCGACTGAATTAAAAAAAGAATTGACCAGAAAAGAAGAAAGATTAATCCACCAAGTACAAATAGAAACAGGAATAGATACTCAAATATGGGCAGCAAGATCGATTGCCAAAGTTTTTGAAAAATTAAAACTACCTTACGAACGTACAACAAAAACTGATTCTCCTTCATTTACAAAAAATTTTCTTTCTAATCATGAACATCCAATAGTGAAGATGATAGCAGAAGCTAGAAAAATTAACAAGGTCAATACAACCTTTATAGATACTATTTTAAATTTTGAACATAGAGGGAGAATTCACGCGGAAATAAATCAGATAAGATCTGATGATGGAGGAACGGTTACAGGTAGATTTTCTTACCAGAATCCAAACCTACAACAAATCCCTTCGCGAGATCCAGATACAGGACCATTAATTAGATCTTTATTTATTCCAGAGGAAGGATGTCAGTGGGGTTGTTTTGACTACTCGCAACAGGAACCAAGACTTGTAGCACACTATGCTTTAAAATTTGGTTTACCCTCAGTCAATACTATTGCCGACTCTTATGAGAGTGATGCTTCAACAGACTTTCACAGAATTGTTGCCGATATGGCCGACATTCCTCGATCGCAAGCTAAGACAATTAATTTAGGATTATTTTATGGAATGGGTAAAGCAAAGCTTCAAGCAGAATTAGGTGTAACTAAATCTAAAGCCGAAGAACTTTTTGATAGATATCATTCTAAAGTTCCATTTGTAAAACAATTAATGAATAAGATTATGAACGCAGGTTCAACTAAAGGTCAGATTAAAACTTTATTAGGGAGACGATGTAGGTTTCCTAAATATGAGCCAATCTTACGTGGCAGTGATTGGGGAAAATACGTACCCGCTGAGGATCAAGAAAGAATGTTAGAGCTTCAACAGATGGGAGAATTTTTAAAAGACGAAGAGGGAGAATTAATAAAAGATACAGATGGAAATCCACATAAAAATTATTGGCATAACAATCCTACACGTAGGGCTTTTACATACAAAGCTTTAAATAAATTAATTCAAGGTAGTGCGGCGGATATGACCAAGAAAGCCATGTTGGATTTATATAAAGAAGGAATTCTTCCCCATATTCAAATACATGATGAATTAGATATTTCAGTTGATGGTAATCAAGAAAAAATAAGAGAAATAATGGAAAACGCGGTTGACTTAGAGTTGCCTAATAAAGTAGACTGTGAACTTGGACCAAACTGGGGTACAATAAAATAGGAGGACATAATGATTAAAAAATATATAAATCAATTTATGATCTGGCAATTACATAACAGAAGAGAACTTGTTTGTTTTGCAGCCGGTGTAATAATTGGTGCAATAATATTATAATGAAAAGTCATGGCTTATTTAAATGCGAATATACCTGTGACTTATGCACAGATCAGGAGAGAGTATCTCTATGATCTTAAAGCTCATCATGGTGAAGTTGAAGATTGTATTATCTTCGGCTTCGCTTCGATTACTGGTCGCCCGCTTCTGTTCCATGCAATTATGGAAAATGGTGCAGTCTTCTACCGCTTACCAATCTCTGCATTTATACAAAGAGAATTTGAAGCAAAAGAAGTACCTGGACGTAGGCTTGATGAATTGGAGTTATGGAATTGTTTTAGTTACTATCCTTCTGTTACTTCTTATGATATCTTAGACGGGCAAGCCGGCAAATACTTCGGAAAAGATAAAAAAACGCACACAGGTAAATATTTATTTACTGTTGACTGGGCACATCCAGAGAGTAATATAGTAGATACTGATCATTCAGAAATACCGCACGAACATAAGTGCGCTCATATATTAGCATTAGATGATGGTAATTATGCAGCACAACCTAACAATCGTATACTTTGGGATATACCTTCTTTCACGGTGAAAGATGAAATTCCGGATTGGAAAGTACAGACGAGTGATTGGAACGTAGAAGATAGTAGTAAGTGGAGAACAGAAAACACTGATAACTTCTTTTACGAAATAGAAGAAAAACGTCCCACTACAAAAGAAAATAGTTGGGGTTTTGTTAAGGAGACAAAAGATGAAGTGTGAAAATTGTGGAATGGGATTTGTTCTCACAGAGTATAATATAAAAAGAGAATGTCCTCATTGTGGCCATGTACATGGACCTGAAGCTGTAAAACCAGAGAAGGAAAAAAACATGATCAAAAACCTATGGAAGAAATTCATAGGCTGGCTTTTTAGCTGGCAAAAATGATGGAAAAAATTTTAACGATGTTGGTTGGACTCCTAATTGCATTAGGGGGTTGGAGTCTATCTAGAACTTTTGAACTTTCAACTATCCAAGCGGTGCATGAAGATAAAGTACATAGAATTGAACAACAAGTTTTAAAACTAGAAGATCAAATGGATCGTATGATGGACTCTGATGAAGAGATCATGGACCAACATAAAAAATTATTTGAGAAACTTGAATCAGGCAACACAGGATATAGTTATAACTAATGTCTAAACAACCACTTAACATTTCAGATGAAGCACGTGTACAGATGCCGATGAAGACGGTTGCCAGTTTGATCGCGATGGTCGCGATTGGCACCTGGGCTTATTTCGGTATTATTGAAACACAAAATAAACTTTCAACACAAGTAGAGTTAATGACAAAAGACTTGACTGAGAATACAGAGTTTAGAATCAAATGGCCGCGGGGCCAACTTGGGTCGCTTCCCGCAGATAGCGAGCAATTTATGATGATCGAGGATTTATACAAGTCCGTGGATAAGTTAAATGCACACATTGAGAACATGGCTTTAAACAAAGTCAACATAGAATTTTTAAGAAAACAAATGGATAAAGTTTTAGAAGATATAGAAGAATTAAAAGATTCAAACAGAGAAATCCATTATAAAAACGGGAGTAAATTTTGATCGAAACAGTGGTCGCCCTGCTTATGTTCGTAGGGGCAGAAATTAAAGAACACAGAATCCAGCACGAGGGAATGGCTCAATGCTTACGAGGTAAGCGTACGGCGGAGCGTCAGTACCAGCCAAACGTAATGTACAAATGCATTAAGTCTAAGGCTGAGCTAGAAAAAAATATTGATGGTTCTGTAACTATTAAAAAATTAATCCTTGAATAATGAACAAGAAAGCATATGCTTTTTTCTTAAAGAAAAATAGACCCAGAAATCAACATAATCCAATGGCAATTGAACTACAAGATAATAAATATAATATGCGTGTAATTAAAAACAAAAAGAAGTATAATAGGAAGAGGTATAAAAATGCAACTAAGTAAACATTTTAGTTTAAAAGAGATGACCAAATCGATGACCGCTCAACGTAGGGGCATTGATAACACACCAGGTGCAGGTGAGATTAAAAGTCTAGGAG